GTAACCAGGACCAATAAGGTGCCCAACAGCTTGCATGGCTTGAATAGCTTTTTCGAGTTTTTCATAATCATAAGTAGCAACGTCATTCAGTTTATTGGCAACTAACATTATTTGTTTAGCTTGTTCATCATCAACATCAACGTACCAAACAATAGCATTAGCCCATCCCAGCCTCTTTAATGCTTTATAAGTATGATTACCAGCGAGAATGACATTATCTTTACGATTTACAACCAAAGGTCTGTACTGACCATTCTCCAACAAAGATTCATAGATAGTATTAACATCTCCAATACGTGGATTATTAGGGTACATCTTTAAGTCGTATAATGAAACTTCTGCGTGTTCAATCATGTGTTTATTTTAATCGATATGAAGTAATTTGTATTACTAAAATTATAATAAGTAAAAATTGCTCAATACTCATATTTCCCCCAACAATGTTGTGAACTATTCCAATGGTGCCAACCATCATTATAAACTAGCCACGAAGCCACACGCGTAGATACTTCTGGATTGTTTCTGTTTGACTTGACATCCAGCTTATCTTTAAGCCATGCCCATGTCTTATCATTAAATTGCCATAGACCTATATCACTTGTTTTGTTTGTGTTGATGTTTCGTGCAGAGCTACGCCCACTACTTTCGCAGTATATGATAGTTAATGCCTTTACGACATCTTCTTCATCAAAATATGATGCAACAATAGGTTGCCAATCAATCACGTGTTCAATGATTATTTGGTGCTCTCTGCACACTTTGTATTCTGTTAAAGAATCAAGTGTTAACGTGTTCGGTACGAGGCAACTTATTATCGGTATTAACAGATTTACTATTATCTACCTCTAACCTAGTTATTCCTAAAGGTAAATCTTCAAAAGAATAAATACCCTTGTCATTTTGTTTTATCAGTTGTGGTTTCCCATATACTGAATTCTCAATGCCTACAATTTTTTCTGCTGACATATTATCTCCTTATGCATTATTAATGGTATAAAGAATGAAATTTATTGCAAGTATATAAGAAAATAAATAAAATAACGATTATAAAAAAGCCAATGTTTACAGGGTTTAGGTTATAGGCACTTGCACCCTAGACACAAATACACCCTCTTAAATCGTCTTAAAACAGTCTGTTTGTGACGTGTTTAGAGTATTTTTAGATTATCCCAGCCATCATTGTTTACAGTAAAAGATAGAACACCATTTCTTGACATGTTGCCTGTTCTGGCTTTAAATTCATCAGACTGGTCTAGAGATGGAGCTTGAAACCAAGCACGACCAAGTTGTTCTACAACTCTTAAATGATGATAGTGACCTGTTACTAAAATCTCACACATACCAGCTGGTAGCCATCCGTACATTTGACCTTTCCACCACTTCTCAATCTTTCCCCATATATCTCCACCACCAGTAGTCATGTGACCATGAGTAAATGCGATACGCTTATCAAAAACTTCTAAGGCTAAATGAAAGTCATCTGGTACAACAACTTTGACGTGTTTATAGCGTTCCCTACCTTTGATGATTTCTCCAACAATTTGTATACAAGCTGTATCTGCGTTATCTAAACGATTAGTCATCACACTAGCTTTACCAGAACGATTCTCTCCATGATTTCCTGGTACTCCACCAAGCACAATAGATTCAGCTTGACCTAAAAATGCATCAAGTATTTCAAGTATCATAACCCTAGTAAGATGTTCTTGTTCAGATTTAGATAAAGATACATTAAAGGGTTGATGGTCAAAGAAGCCAAAACAATTTTCAATCAAATCCCCAAGCCCTATAAGATAAATCTCTTTCACAATATCCCCTTGCTTGTGCAAGTCTTTAAGTTGTTTTTTTCCGTTTGCAATTCCACGCCTAATCAATGCAATAGTTTCTTCAACTCCTAAGTCTTTTTTACCAAGTTGCCAATCTGCCATAAAGAAAAACCATGCACAGTTACCACCCTCTTTAACTTTTACTGGTTTCTTTTTTTTAATTTCTTTAAGAAGTTTTGCATAACTTTTATCGTGATGTGGATTACGTTTTTTGATAACAGCTTTAAATGCATACATATCAACGATAACGCCACCTTTTTGTTGTGCGTTCCATGTAGAAAATTTGATAGTATCTTCATCTATGTAAAACTGTTTACTGTCAAAGCCCCATTCATTAAGTAATGAATCATATTTAAAATTATTGTTGTCGGGCTGTACATGAAGTATTTCGCCAGTTTTTGTGTTCTCATCAAAAGATGCACGTGGTTGCCATCCACTAGGATAGAAGTTATTACCTAATTCTTCGTTATGGGCTATATCTTTACGTTTAGATATAAGACCTTTGGTGTCTTTGTCCATACCATATATTGTAGAACAAATGTTCTAAGATGTGTGAAGTTACATTAAAATAGTAATAAGTGTTGCAATAGAGATACCAGCTATAATCCAGCCATATATCTCCTGTCGTGTAGGTCTAGTTGCTAAATCTCTTTGAAGTTGTTCAAGTTTTTCAAATATTTTATCAATGTCCATCATAATTTTTTTAGTCATCTCCTTTTGTGTAAATCCGTTATCACTCATGTGCAGAACTTCCATGTTTACAGTTACAAATAGTTATCCATGTACCTTTTTCATTTTGCTTAGACGTACAATTAATGTAATCTTTTTTTCTATAAAATTCTTTGCTCTTACTCATTTAATGCTGATGATTGTTAGCTTCTAAATAAGCTAATCTAGTTTTTAAATCGTTAAGTTCCCACATATTATTGTTAACAGTTTGTACTTGTGTTTCTACCCTAGTCAACGAATCATTAAGGTCTTGGTATTCCCATTTTTCTAATAAGTAATATCTATCTAAATCAAACCCACCATCTCTAACCTGTTGCTCTAAGTTATACAAGTTAGCTTGTAAGGTAGCTATTTCTTCAGTATACCTACCGACATTCTGTGCAGTCATTTCTAATGATTGTATCTTTTCATACAGTACAGCTATATCATTTTGTACATAAGTGCTATCTTTAAGAGTTACAAATTCATACTCAATGTTATTCATCCTGTCATCAATTCCAGTAAGAGTTATAAGTACAGCGTTAAGAGATTGAATACCTGCACCAACAGATGACATAAGAGCTATACCTGTAACAACTAGACCAAGATTATCTTTAAGTTTTCTAAACATTACTTACCGATTGGACAAGTGTTGCACATACCAGTACATAAACCACAAATCATTATCCACCTATCTTCCAGATAATTTCTGTAATCTCCGAATCAATATTTTGTATGATGTTCAATACATCACTAAGTTTGCTGTTTGAATTTATAACTTCTACTTGTAAGGCAGTAACTTCCTGTTGTAAATCATTAACAGTTTTAAATAACCACGCGACAAGACCAGCTAAACCACCTTGAAGTATTTGATTAAGATTAACAGTTGCTTTCACGTTAACCTTTGTTGTTAGGTGTCCATTCCTCTAAGCCATTTTGTATTGCAGTAACACCTGCAACAAGACCTGCAACAAGTGCGTTCTGTAAGACATCAACTTCTACCATACCAGTACCACTTGCAACGAGAACACCCATAAACGCTTGAATAAAAGTTCTTAGTGTTCTAATTCCAACTTTAGTTATCCAATCTTTCCAATCAGTCATATTTCTCCTATAAAATTTCTGTTCCATCTATCTTAGCATTTAAGTTGATGAGATTACCATTAATGGCTTGTAATTTCTCAAAGACTTGCCTGCCACTAATAAAATCGTCAGTAGTTTTGTTACTTAGCTCCTTTGCGTCAACTTTAGTTAAGTCAACTATTTCAATAGTAACTTTTTCGTTATTCAACAAAGCAGAAGCAATAACAGGGTAAACACGCTTGTACGACTGTGTAGAGCTACCAATGAAACCATCCTTTTGCACAATGTTGTTATTTTGTGAATCTCCAAGCAATATACAACCCGAAGTATGCTCGTCTGTATTCCCACAATGAATAAGTATATATTGAAAGTCTGGTACATTTTGTAGTTCTAACATACCCTTGTGTATATCGCCAAATCTAGACGTGTACTTAGTGTGAAAACCACCAACAGTCCTAAATTTTATTTCGTATATACCTAATGGAATAGCAGTTTCATGTTTGACTTTAACTTGACGTTGCTCATCTTCCAATGTATAACAAACAAACTCGTTATTTATATATAGAATTCCACTCGTACTATCAGCTTGTGAACTAATACGATAGAGTTTAAGTTCCATTATGCAGGTTTTGGATTGTCAGCTTTAACTTGTGCGATATGTTCTGCCCAAGTAGTTGTATCATTTACAGAATCCCAGTATTGCATATCAAGTTGGTCTTGTATGCTTGCATACGCTTCTTGTCTAGCAGTTTTATAACCATTTTCTTGTTGGTCAAACTTACTATTAGCTAAGTCTACAATTGCTTGGTCGTATTCAGCTTCAGTAAACTCTCGCACTTCATTGTTAACTTGTGCTCTCATAGGTTTAGCGTCCTCAATTTCTTGAGTTGCTACTACTGTTAGTTCTTCTAATGTTGCCATAATTATCCTTTCTATCTTATCATACTTTATTTAATTACTTCTTTAAACCATATAAAGTGAATGT